CCGTAGGCGTAATTTAAGTCGCTCATACCCTCGGCATTGACCGGGATCTTGATCGGCTTTCCGCCTACGGAGAAATATCTAAATTCTAATCCGCTTTTAGCCATTGTCAGTTACCGCCGCCGAGTCCACGATTTTGCATCATTTGCTTGGTTCTAGGACTAAAGGTTCCCTTTGGCTCATATACGCCTTGTTTGTTTAGCTTGTACCCTCGTGAAGTCATGGCTCTATCGGACTCAATAGTGGCTTCTTTTGGCTTGAATCCGTTAGCAATCGCCTGATTGTAAACAGCATCAGCCGCCAGCTTATCAGCCATAAACACCAAGAATGATTGAACTTCATCAATCGGCACATTCGGGTTAGCTAAAAGCTGAATAAAGATACCAACATCTTTGTTCGAGATAGAGCTTGATGATTGATTCTGTGACGCCAAGCCAAAAGCAATTTGGTTAACTTTGTTAGCAAATGTAATTAGCTCTGGGTTATCCCCAACAAACAATTTAGTTTTTAGGACTCCCATAATGCCGCCAACATCTCCGCTTGCAACAGCTCTTTCTACGGCCTCCATAATTCCAGGCACGGCAGCCGTATCAAGCCCTTCGGCTTGAAGCGCCTTTCTGTATTCGTCCAATGAGCCAACAGCTTCCAAAACATTTTGTTGAGCGCCCTGAAGTCTTGCGGCTTCAGCACCCGCGTCACCTTTTGCGGTTTCGCTAAGCTGTTGCCCCGCCATGGCTTTCTTTTCTGCCAGGTCTCTAGCTTTAGATTCAGCGATTGCTGCATCTCTTCGAGCAATAGCTTCCTCACGGGCAACCTTAACGCCTTGAGCCTTAAGATTAGCGTTGTTCGCTCGGTATTGATTAACTAGCTGAACCCTAAACTGCTCTTGAGATACGTTACCCTGCATGTTTGCTGTCGCAGAATCGAACAAGTTCATAGCCCTGCGCTCAAGAGCTTCTTTCACGGTCTTTTCGGCAAGCTCCTCGTTTTTGAGAATGCCAAAGGTTTTTGCGTAAAGGTTATCGGCGAAGTTTACGCGGTCTTTTAATCGATTGTATTCATCTCGCTGACGCTGAACTTCTCGGTCAATAGTCTGATTGACCAGGGTCAGGCCAATGTTCTCGCCTTGGCCACCGCGAAATCCTCGTGCGGCTTCGCCCAGGGCGATTGAGATGCCTGCCATAATCTTAGAGCCAAAGGTCTTAAAGGGCCCTTGATTGTCTGGCTTGTATTCTTCAACCGCTTGCAGTGCTTCGTTAAATCGAGTCTGGCTTTCTTGAAAAGATTGCCTAGCGGCGGCCATCGCCTCAGATTCTCTTCGCTCGTCAATTTCTTTTAGGCGAGCTTGTAATTCTCTGGACGGTCTTTCAAGATCAAACCTTCTAGGAGTTTCCAGTTTGTAGCCACCAGGCATCCGAAGGTTTGCTAATTCTGCTGCGAGTTGCTGATTCGCTGCCTTGGCAACATCCGGATCTACTTCGCCAAACTCAACCACGGTTGGCTTCATAGGCACGTCTCGACGATTGTAAAACTTACTCTCGTCTCTTTGAAGAGCTTTAGGAGTTACGCCCTCTGGCATATCCCCGATCATTTTGCTTGCTCTGTCGTCAGGGGTAAAAACGTTGCCAACGCCTTCAAGAAAATCTAGAAAAAAATTACTCTCTTCTTCTATAGGTTGCGGCATAGGCACATCTTTTGGCCTATAGGTAAGTGTGCCTCCCGAAGTCTTTTCAGGATCACGCGCCTTTATAACCTGGCTTTGCGGTTCGCTATCAGCCATCACTTACCCTCCAGCTTCTTGATGCGGTCGTTAAGGTTCGCCATGCCCGCGAGCAACTTACCAAAACCTTCAGGGATCGTCTTCACGCCACCGACTTCTTTAACCATATCTTTCGGCATGTCTTGCGCCATCACGCCGTAGTCGCGCTCCCCACCAATATCGTATTCCTTAGCAGAGAGACCGTCTAGCATCTTGCGAGTCTTTGCGTTTCCATCTTTGATGTTAGACTTCATGTCTTCATCAGAAATCATCCTGCCAAGACCCCCACCAAACTGACCGCCTGCTGCCATAAGGCCAGCAGCTACAGGCAACGAGAGACCTAACGGACCCATAAGGGCTAAGGGAAGCGCTGCTCCTGCTAGGGCACCAAAGCCACCACCGAGCATAGAGCTTCTTTCTTGCTGAAGCTGCTCACGCGCCTTTTCTTCCTGGTACTGTTGTATCTGGCCAGTGGTTTGAAGCTGATTCCGCATATCTTGAATTTGGCGAAGTCTGGCTTGATCTGCCATAGCCGCTTGAGCCTGAGCTTGAGCCATTGACTGTCCAACGCCTCGCTGAGCTTGAGTCCTAGCTGCCCCTGAAAATCTACCACGGGCACCAGCAGCGACACCTGTTTGAGCAGCGGCTAGTTCGCGTTGCTGTCGAAGGATATCTTCAGCGGCTAAGCTGCGCTCACCAGTGCCTCTGCGCAGTCTATCTGCCTCCATACCAAGAGAAAGATACTGACCGACCTGTGGCCCTTCTAGACCCATTTCTTCGGCGCTACGCGCCTGAGCAAGCTCGCCTTCGTTAAAGCCTTCGTATCGTTTCTGAAACTTGTCTTCCGCTCTTTGTACTCGCGCCTTTTCCATGCTCTCTCGGCGCTCTTCCATGGACTGTTTTTCGCCTGGTCTTGCCATCTTATAACCCCAATGCTTGTAAGAGTCTTAGTTGATCTTCCAGTGTGGGCTCGCCAGGCAGCAAATCCTGATTGATTGCCCTGTTAAAACGCTTGAGTCTTATTTTTTCAGCTAGCATAGGATCTATTCCGCCAATTCGAGCGCCAAAAGAATCATCTAAAGCGGCTTGAAATCCAGGGTTATCCTCACCTATTCCAAAAGCACTATCAACCGGAGACAATCTCATTGAAGGTAACCCCATTGGGTTTAAGTCAGTTTGTTGATAAACTTCCACGTCTTCAGGGGCAGCCGCTCGGTTCAGCAAGGCTTCATTCATAGCATCTAAAGCTTTTTGCTCTCGTCTCATTTCTGCCGCTGCCATATCGCGAGCAACATCTTGCTCTAAGTTTTTAAGAGCCTGCGTTGCGATAAAATCATCAGCCTTTCTGTTCAGAGCTTCGACTGCTCGCTCATTTCTCCTGCGTGATTCTATATCTGCAAGAGTTTGCTCCTGAAGAAGTTCTCTTTCAGTAGCGTCAATTACGGCATCTTGCTGTCCCATTTCAGAGCCGAGATACAACCGTTGAAGCGTCTCCTGACCAGGGTCATAATCAGGGTTCTGCTCAAGAAACTTTAGAGCACCCGCAATGCCGCCCTTTGCTTCGGCATCTTGCAGCCCTTTAGCCAAGAGTTCTTGTTGCGCTTGATAGTCCGCATAAGCACCTACACCTGCACTGAGCCCACCAGTCAAGGCTTGCAATGCCCCCGACATTTTCTCGGTGTTACGCCCAAAGTCTCTAAGTCTGCCTTCTCGCTCGCCTGATGACACCACTTCTCCAAGGCGGCCCAGGCGCTCAAAGTCTTGCGCTTGCTGCTGCGCTTCACGCTGCATAGCTTGTTGCGCTGCTCCACCTAGAACTTGCTGAGCTATCTGACCTCGCAGCACCTCATCTACCTGACCAGTTGCTTGCTGCCTTGCTAGTTCTTGCATTGCTTGTGATGCAATCAATTTTGCTTCTGGTTCCATGACTGCTCCTAAAATGTATTTGCCGCTGGCAGTTTGAAGGTTCCCGCACGCGCACCAACTTCAAAAGCGATTCCGTTAAGTATAGCCCCTTGCGAGGTTACACCTCCATGCTGAACCACTATTTGCAGCTTTACTGATTTGCATTTTTGCTTCGTCAAATGAACGCGCACATTTTCTGGATCAGACGGAAGGGTGCTAATCGTATGTGTCTCTGTAAATGTGTCGTCGTTATCAAACGCAAAATTCATTTGAAGAGCCGCAGAGCCCACGCCTACATCTAAATCATAAAGCAGCATGGCCCTATAAACACGCTGGGCTGACTGAAGACCCGCCATGTGCATCTTGTTGAGAATGACACTAAGCGTTATGTCTGAGAAAGTAGATCCTGCCTGGTCTTGAAATCTCTCAACCTGCCTAGATATTGTTCCATCCAACCCAAGCACAACATGCGACCTATCTTTAATCGCAGTTTTAGATTGAATCTGAGAGACTGGCTTTGCTGTTGACGTCACATCCCAGTCCGACCACTGCTTGAAAAAAGTGTTGAACACGCAGCATCTAAACTCAGAAGAGATATCATTAGAGTAAAGAACTCTAATTTCATTGTCGTGATCAAAAAGAGCAATGTCTAAAATCTTGTTGGCATTAGACAGAATATCTTCGACCTGTGCTCCTACATATTGAATCTGCCCGTTTGGAGTAATTAGGTACAACCCACGAGATGATATGTAGAAGATGCCAAATGCGTGATTTAAATGAGGTGACGCGAGGCTGAGACCCTGACCCTCGCCTATTGACATAGGCTGAGAGAATGCGCCTTGACCAATTGCATTAGGACCCTCGCCGTAAACCGCAAACACATTGTCAGGCGTAAATATCGCAAAGAAATTTTGACCAGTTTCTACACCTGATATGTTTTGAATGTCGCCAGGTATATCAATGATAAACTGAGGAGCAGGAAACCCTGGGGCAGTTAGTTGAGACAACGGCTTAGAGAACCTTACAAACTCTGAAGCAGCAGCGACAACAAGTCTTCCTTTATGCAGAACCATGTCAGTCACAGACCCCGGTTGTTGGTCTGTTAAAACGCCGCCCGTTGTGTAAACAGCCTCACTATCTTCGTAAGTGCGGTCTGATCCACCGCTGTCTTGAAATCGAATATACCTGTTCGTTGTATAGCCTGTTGTCTTAACTTTTCTAAATATAGTCGATCCAGGATTGGCTCGATATGCGACTAAGTTGTACTTAGCATATTTTCTAGAAATCTGGTCATTATAGATCAATGCCTCAACAGTATCAGTGGTTGATACTGAAAGCTCTACGGCTGGAGACGTGGGAGATCTATGAATGTTGCCTTTGGCATCTACGAACTCGTAAGTGAAGATATAAGAATAAGACCCGGTGCTTTCAAATGCTCCATCGCCGTTAGGTATAGCGTAGATATTTCTTACTGCCGGGTAATCGTAAAAACCATTCTCAACAACTTCAACGCCATCGTAAGAAAACAAAGCGCCGCCGCCATAAAGCATCTGAGTGCCTGCTGACACTGCTGGTAGCTTTCTTTTGGGCAGAAGATCAACAACTGACTTCGCTGCATTGTAGCCATCAGAAACAACGGACGTAGTGCCATAAGCCAAATGAAAGAACCCGGCTTCAGGATCTTTGCTTATAGGCACGTTATCAGCTTCTAAGTTTGTGACAGCAGTAAATAGCCTTCCCCCACCGCTTCCGTTTTTGTTGTTGAAATCCAAAGCAGGACTAACGCTTTGATTTCCTGTCGGGAGATAAGCTACAGGGGTCCACGCTCCGTTAAAAGATGTATCTGGGCTCCATGCCATGATGCAATCATAGGAGTTATCGGTCTTGCCGTTTCCGTTGCTCATATTCATGGCGACATACATAGGCGCAGGCATAGAGCCAGAATAAGACTCACCATAGACGTTTACAGGAAACCCAAGATACGGGTCTGTCAAAACAGTGGCATTTGCAAATGTTTGTTCTGCCGCTGAGACGGTCAGTGAACCCCCGGAAAGAGTCGCATCAAATGTTTCCGTCTTGTAGTGGTAACATACATTTTCAAAAACTGGAGATGCGGCTAAATCTTCATACCCAGGGGTAATATTAAAAACAGCTCCACCTAGGGCAGCGTTTATCTGATTTTGAATATTTGTAGTCTCAGCGGCCCCAGGGTTAAACATAGTACCGCCCTCTAGGACGGTAATGGTCAAATCGTGCGGCGAGTTCGTATAGTTGTAATAAATCTTGGCGCTTGACTCAAAGTTGTTTGAAGCCGCCAATGGATCAATCGCTATAATTCCAGAAGAATTAGGGCCACCGCCTGTTCCGTGGATAGCAGTAGCGCTCTTTAACGGAAAATATGTAGTGCCTGTGGTTTGTCGCGAAAACGGAAAAGCTCTATCAGTGTTAGGGAAGGGTATCGCTGAAGTTAATACTAGCTTTCTCTTGTCTACCTGGGACGGATAACTGCTTCCGTCAAAGGTAAGTGGAGCCTGAGTTCCGCATATCAAAATGCGACCTTCGCCAGAGTCAGGGATTATGTCATCTGAGTTAATGGTAAAGTTGCTTGGATCTACAGTAAATATCTTCACAGAGCAGGGAGATTTTGACGAACTAGTCCCAATCGTCAAGCCAACTACAACAGTCTCAGAGCCAGGGTCGCTTAAATGATATTTGCACAAAAACCCTGGGGACAATCTTAACGTATTCTGAGAGATACCTCGGCTTATTCCAGTGCCTGTGGATGCAGTGAAAAGAGTCAAAGCTGTTGAGTTTGCGTCTGCGTTTCCTGCTCCAGTTAAAGACGATAATGAGAACTTTTGCAGCAAAGCAGAATCAATAGTGCTGCCGCTGCTATGCTCGTAATAGGCCAAATAAAGTTGACTGTTGCTAGTCGTTACGCCCATAGCAGAGAAATCTGCATCAGTAGTAATGTTGGCTGAGGTCGATGTTCTTAACCTGTACACTCCCGAAACGAGAAAACTATCTGTAGACGAAGAGTATGTTATCTTCTGATAATAAACCGAAGACCCTGACGTTGTGTTAAACACATTGTAGACAGCAAAAATATTGGACCCAATGTTAACAAGATGCAGGCTTGGAGTACCGTTGTTTCGGCCAGAAGCGCTATGAGATATTGAGGCTCCTGCATAGAGGCTTAAAACCTGCATTAAAGAGCCTGTGTTTCTGTCTTTAATTGCCACTTCAAGAGTAGACGCCGTGCTGCTACCCACAACATACGCATAGATATCAACGAATACATTGCTACCTGTTGAATACGTCAGGTGCTTCACATTCGAGATATTGTTAAGAGCGCTTGATCGTTCATCAGTTTTGAAAAATCTAATATCGTGCAAAGTGCCTACTTTAGAACAATACTCTGCACCTGTAGATGTTTCCGTAATAGTCGCTAAGCTTAGTCCGTCAGCAACTAAAAGCTCTCTATTGTACTCATCTATCCTAGAGGCTCTATCCAACACGTATCCTGACGTTTTGGATATTGTCTGGTTCTTGGTTCTGTACCCGTGCCTTTTCTCAATTTGGCCTTCTTTGTTAAAAACTGCATTTTCAGCAAGATCTAGACTGCCTGGCTTAGCAGTTTCACTTGAAGACTTTTCATCTAGTCCAAGAGAAAATGGTAGCGATACTGTTTGCTTCTTTAGCGCCATCAGAAAATCCAAATACTTACTTTGCAAGAAACGTTGGTCGATAGAATAATTGTGCTGGACTTCTTAGCGTTTATTGTCTGCGACTCAAAGACTGCCGCTGCGCTGCTTTTGCGGACAATCAAGTAGCCTTGATAATCTCTTCCAAGGGAGTGGCCTATAACTGTATCTTCAAAAGACCCTGGCGGCTTGGTAACGGTTACATCTTCTATAAGCTGACCATCTAGAAGTGGGCACGTAGAGACAAAATCAGCAAAGTCTTCGACTTCTCTCTGAAGTGATCGCGAATCTTCGCCTAATTGAGACTGGCTGGAAAACTTAGCCATGTATCACCCCCTAGTAGCGAAGAATAAAGTCGTCTCTGAATCGACCCTTGCGAACATCGCGGATAGCAAACGAACCACTGGCATCACGTGGGCTAATGGCTCGAATAATACGACTAGCGAGTTGCTGACGCTCACGCTCTAAAGCAGAAACGTCAGACTCCTCTTTCATAAGCATACGGATTGCAGTCGCTACAACCACGTATTCTTCATAGCCTGGAATTACGTTTGTTACCGATGTCACTGCTGGACCATTAGAGTCCGAGTCTTTGAACTTTGTAGCTACAGGGACATAGTAAAGCGTAATCGTGCCTGACTGTGAGTTTTCCGGAATAAGCTTAATCTTATTCCCTTCGATCTTATACATTGGCTCAGCCAACTGATCGATAACAGCGTAGGGCGTATTGTAGAGGTTGCGATCAGAGAAGGAGTAAGCTCTGAGCGTCGAAGTAATCCCACCGGAATTATAATCAACGCCCAGAGCCTTGTAGAATGCACCATTTGGATAGGTTGCAACAACTTCCGTAGGTAGATCTTCACCGCCAGAAGCGAGTGGAATCGTATACGTGTGAGTTGAAACAAAATAGTCTTCGTAGCTTTTGACCATAAAATCATGAAGCTCTGACATACTAGAGTTTAGGTAGTCCCTAATCTCTTCGTCTGTCACGAAGTTACTATTCACCATATCGGCGCGGCGACGCGCACGAGCGATTAAGCTACTTTCAGTGTACGTCGCCATGCCCCCTCCTTATGCACGCATGTCTAGGTAGTCATCAAGGGCATCGACGAACGCGCTGCCGTCTTCTTCCTTGATAGCCATAGCCATGCGTCTTCCCGCATCTTCTTTTGCCTTGCTGTAATCATCTTCCGGAGAGCCTTCAGCATCTTTGCCTTTGGCTTTATCCAGAATCATGACCGCAAGACCTTTGCCCTTGCCCTTCATTACTTAGTCACGCTTGTGTTCAAGAGAAACATAGTAACAAAGAAAGCATCACCGGCAACCAAGTCCTGACTCGCTGTGACGACAACACTTGGTGTCTCAAGGACTGGATCAGTCGCAGAGCCACCTGAAACGTTTTCAGAAACCGCCTCAATAAAGGCTGCTGTGCCGCCGCCATCTGTGGCTTTCGTCACTTGAATAGCAAGTGCAGCTTCATACTTGTCGGCAAGTTTAATTCTGAACATTTTGTCAGTTAAACTTGCCCCTGATTCAGATCCCCATTCAACTGACTCAATGCCGTTGGTGGCAATATCGTTGCCATCCGCATCAGTCAAAACTGCTGTAGCATTTACAGGGTCAGTCTCAGTGGTGAGCTTCACCTTGGTCGCAATGATCTTCACTTCCCGATTGGAAGACTGAACATCAAAAAAAGTTCTGTTAGCCATCTTTCACTCTCCTTATGCTAGAGCGATTCGACAGTTGTATCCAGGCGCGGTGCAAGCAACGTTACCATAGAAACCAACCCGAAGCTCATAAGAGTCATCGTTGTGGATTCGAAGCATACGATTGCCATCAAGGTCAAGAATATGCGGAGCAGGCCCAAGACTGTTAAGAGTCCAGGTATCCATCTGGAGCAAGTATGCAACGTCAGGAGTACAGTTCTGGTCAGCAATGATCTTGATAGGACCTTTTGGCCCAATGATGCTAAGAGCCTGGAAGCCAACATCAGCGTCGTCGCTGCTTACTTTGTCGTAAACAACCTTTGAACCAAGAGCTTTCTCAAGGTTTGCGAACTGAGTGTAATCCAGGAAGCAGTAGTTTGGTGAACCACCTTCACGAGCAAGACGACTTGCTGCGCTAATAAGTGCTTCTTCAAGAGGCATTGAAGAGCCGTCAAAAGGAACACCTGCAAGACGGGTACGGTCTACAGTTCTATCAAGAACGCCAAAGAAGTTTGCCGGTGGGGTTCCACCGGGAATCCAAGCTTCAAGACCAGAGATCTTCACGCCAGAAGAAGCTCCATTTTGAGCATCCCCAATTTGAAAGATGTAGTAACTAGTTCCGTTAACCAAAGCACCAGCACCGTCAAAAGTAAGCTTTCCGGTGTCACGATTTACTGCTGTAATGGTCAAATCAGTGAGACCAACAACTGCGGTGGTTGCAGCCGTAGAGAACTGGCACTTCATACCAACTTCAAAGTTGGTCACTTGCTCAGGCTTAGCCAAAGTAATGGAGTTGTCAACAGTCGCGAATGGCCCGAGGCCAATTTGACCAGAGCCGTCGCCATACATTGCTACAGCAAGTGATCGACTAAGCGACTTGATAGCGCCGTCAATTTCCATGGTAGCATACTTAAGGAACGCATCTGCATTGCCTTCGGTAGCCTTGATGGTTTCACCGGTGATTCGCGCGAAAGAGTAATCTTTCACACGCTCAATAACGAATCTCTCAAGACGGGTGCCTGAGATAAGACCTTGACCAGTTGCAAAGTCTGCTGATCGACGGTTGGTGATTCCGTACTGTAGAGGAATCGGCATATTCTCACCGCCGAATCGCTCATACTTAGGCATCATCGCAAGTAGAGGGTTGTCGCGATAAACCATGTCTTTAATGGTTAGTGCTTTATAATGTTCTTTGAGGGCTTCTGTGACCTGATCCAGGTCCAATGCCGATTTAGTTGGTACTGGCATAACTCACTCCTTATAGGGGCAAGCTATCTCTTACCCCTAGCGAAACAGATTTTTCCCATACTTGTTCACCAACAAATCAATAGACTGCTGGCGGCTAAGCTTCTTGGGCTTATCCCCCGGCGCACGCTGCACCTGGGTGTTTGTCAAAGTTTTGGGTGGCGTTTTCTCAGAAGCCTTAGCTTCCTCTTGTGCTTGCCCCGCCTCGGGCTCTGTCTTCGCTGGAGCGTAACGCTCTTTGAGTCGTTGCTCTAGTTTCGGTACTGCGAGGTACTTTTCTGCTTCAGCCTCGTAGTAGTCCTCAACCATCTTGGTAGCATCGTCATAGCTCATCACTTCCTGCGTGCTGTTGTAGTGCTCTTGCATAACCTCAGCGACGACGTGGTAAGCATTGTTAGCTTTAACGAAGTCGAACTCACTTGTATTGTCCACGAAAGTTTTGATCTCGTCAACAAATGTCGAATAAGTGTCTTGGTACTTCTTTGCCTCTTGTTGCTTTTGCAGCTCAGCCCGCTCCGCTTTCATGGCGTCAATCTCGTCCCGAAGGCGCTTCATCTCCCCCGCCATCTTCTGCTCAGGGGTAATCTCGCCATCTTGCAAGACTTGTCGGCTAAGGGCTTCGTAGTCTAGCCCTAACTTCTGCATGACCTCGTAAGGGTTCTCACGTGCAAGTTTCTGTAGGTCATCAAACGATGAGACCGTACCTTTGCGAGCATCAAGCTCTTGCTGAACACGCTTCATTTCGTCACGCTCTTGGCGCAACTTCTTCTGCTCGCGAGCTAGTTGGGCAAATCTTCGAGAGAACGGGTCGGGCGCTGGTTCGGGCGGAGTTCCTGCATCGCTGCTCTCCACTCCATCGTTATTATCATCCGCTCCAGTTGTTTCATGTGGAACGTCTCCTCCTCCAGGGGCTTCTCCAGCATCTCCTCCAGAAGATTCTCCCATATCAGGAACTGATTGAACCTCTTCTCCAACTTGACCCTCTTCAGTCATGTTCTCTCCTTAAACTGGCACACCTTCTAGCGCGGCACCAGTTGCTTGTGGGGCTGGCAATTCTGCTTCTGCCAGCACGTCAATGGCTTCCTTCGGCGGAGTCGCCGTAGGCGTTAGTTCGGTAGGTGCGGGGCCACCAGCAACTGGGGTTGGCCCTCCAGGCATGGCAGCGACTGGGGGTGCCGGTGGCTGGAGTAGCTTAAAGCACTCCTGCATATATCGACGCATCAAGTTTAGCCGGTCTTCAGGGGCACCGTTAATCTTCGCTTCGATATAAGCCCGCTGAAAGAACTGTAGGTGAAGTTGCAGGTTACTGAAAGGCTCTGGTGGGTGGTACTTGCCCTTTTCCAAGATCTCTTCAACCAACATCTCGGCCTCATCAAGTGGAGCTGTAGCCAACTTGTTGTATTGCTCAATGTCTGGGAAATCTAGAAGACTGCGAGTCTCCGCCTTATCAAGCAGCCCTGCCTGCGACATTTCAATGACTGTCTGCAAACGTGCGGCTGGCGTGGTCGGGAGAAGACTCGCTGGGTATACCTTCATTCGGTACTGGTCTTCACGCAGATTAATATCAGACCACTTAATCTTCTCAATCTCTTTGTCGCCGTAAGAGATGACTTCGTAGGTTTTACCCTGCTCAGATACATCTTTAGCTAGGTCAATCATCTGACGTGCAATCTCTAGGAATGCTGACTCATACGCCTGACCAACAATTACAAAGCGCTCGGTTTCAATGTCGCTGTACTCACGCAGAGCAACACCAGACTCTAGACCCGCAGGCTTGAGACTTGTCGCGGACAACTGACTGATACCAGAGATCTCATAGGCTCGGTTGTAGAGTCGGTCGAGGTGGCTAAACACCTCACCCGCTACAGTCTGCGGTACGAAGAAACGCGGTGGCTGACCTTCGTATTCGATGATGCCCCAGGTCTGGTTGTTAATCTGCTCTTTCGCTACCTGTGAACCACGCTCCAAAAACACCTTCGGAGTCGCCAAGTTCATCTGCTCCTGAATGTTGAGGAGAAGCTGGTTAATTTCTGCTTGGATGCCGCGGAGTTGCTCAGCCAGACCTTGGCCATAATAGCCGAGCATACGGCGCGACCAACGCAGGGTCACAAACGGAAAATAACTTTTGGTGTATTTCTCATCAAAGAGCGTAGCGCCATCAATGCAGATAAGGTGACGGCCATCGTCTGAATCCTGAGAAGACGGGATGTGCCACGCCTCAATCACCTCAATCATATCGCCTGTGTTGTAGCTTCGGTCTTCCGGGTCGCATGGGCTTGCTGCCGCGACCTCGGCTTTGTGGTTCGGGAATAATCCCGCCACTACTTCACGAGGCATGACCTTGCGCTGAAACATTTGACGCGGGTCGCCATATCGAGCCTCATACTCATCGACGATGATTTCACTAGGAAACACTCGGTCTACCTTGACCTGATTGTCCTCTACAAAGACTTTTAGCACGCCAGTGCCAAAGACGCAGCTATCGAGGAACACGCGCTGCATTACATTGTAAAGGTCGGTTTGGTAGAACATACCATCAACAAACTTGGTCAGTAGCTTAGCCTTACGCTTAAGGCTGAAGTCACCGCCGCTTGTCAGGAAGATAGGGCGCGGTCTCGTTTTGCCAATTTTAGCTGTGACCGTATTACAGCAAGATGCAATGACGTTAAAGGTAACGCGCTCATCCTCAGAGAGTGACCGTGTTGTGTATGCTGCGGGGTTGAGAGCGTTGTTGTAATAGTTCTCAAATAGGGACAAATGCAAGACATCGTAGTCGGTCCTGGTCTCGATTCGATCTTTCAAGTCCTCAAGCAAAGAGTAAAGCAGATCGTGAGGATTCTCCTCGCCGGAATCCCACCAAAACTTTTGACTTATATATGCACTTGCACCCTTCATTGTAGCCTCTCAATCGATGTTCCCGCAGCCCACCATCTCTCGGAGTCTTTGCGGTCTAAGTTCTTCGCTGCATTACCCCAGTGCTCATCCTCAATCATCTCCCAGTACTCCGGGGTTCCGTATTTCGGTGGCTCTATCGGGGCCTCGTATCTATAGTGCCTGCACTCTCGCCAGGCGTAAAGCGCAGCATCAGCGAGGTGGTTCTCAAAGCGTCCATCTTCTTTGCGATGGTCTTCATCCCACTGAAGATTCTGCCACTCGTCTAAAATGTCAGAGTCTCGTGTTACCTTGAGGATGCCATCGGCTAGGTCAGAGTTCATCATATCGATGTAGCTCATCTTCTTGGTTTTTTCCGCCGGGTAAATAGGCAGCCCGTAGCGAACCTTAAACTCCTCCACAATAGATTTACCCAATCCACCTGTGTCGGCGACGATTCTGGTGAAGTCGTACTCGTCGGCAAGATCACCGATTCGCTCTGCAATGTCGGTGGGCAGCATCTTGGATTGCTTTTGGCAGTCGACGATGAAGACATACGGTAGGTCTCGACTATAAGCCATGACGACGAAGGCAGTTGCATCGTGGTATCCAAGGTCGACCCCAAGGATGTATTCGAAATCATGGTCGTCGGGGAGGCCGTCAACAATGTTGTGGGAGTGATAGCGGTACACAAGCGAATCGTCTGACCTAACCCAACGTCCGCACCACTCTCGCAGGTATACTGGATTGTCATCTCCCCAGCCTTTGGACTCGCGCTTCTTGTCGAGATACTCTCCAGCGTGTGGGATGTACTTGTTTTCAAGAATGGTCCAGTGATGCTGACTGAATCCGGGCCGAAGTCCTGTCGATGCTTCATAGAAAAATCCTGAGCAACTTGCGGTAGGCGTACCAATCATTGCCAAGGTGCCATCGCAGTCAATTAGCGCCGGCTCCAAGACTTCTTCGACCAGTGCATCAATATGCCGACCAAAAGAACCAGCCTCATCAAGAATAACAAGCTGATACTTTAGACCACGAAGTTTATCGATATCCGCCTCGTCATTGGCACCCGTGAGGATGATTTGACTGTGATTTGGGAAGGTCGCGGTCAATTCTGAGTTGTTAAAGTGGATATTTAGGTAATATTTGCGGTTTGCACGCTGTAATTCTGACCACATAAGCTTTTTTGCGCTTGCACGGGTCAATGCGATGTATGCGCACGTCGATTCCGCAAATTTCATGCATGTTTCAATGAGATAATAGCAAGATGCATAAGTCTTACCGGCTCGACGACTACAAAGGGCCGTTTTTAGGCGTGATTCGTCGGTAATGTACTCCATTTGCTGCGGTAAGAGGTGTTTATGCCAAGCAAATGAGCGGTTTTCGGCATCTGGGTTCTCATCCCGTAGCTCGGACAGGTCACCATGCCGCTTTAGGTACTCTTTTAGTACCTGACGCGCATCATACTGCTTGTTGCTGTTGTTCATCGGCTACCGCCTTGATTTTTGGTTTTCGACCCCGTTTTGGGGTCTCTTTTACCCCCATATCGGCAGAATCCAGTGGTCCCATCCATGAAATGTTGTTCACGGGCACAAATCGAGGGTCTGAGTCGCCTAATTTAACTGAAATCCAGTTACCCATAAGCTCAAGAGTAAAGTTTGGGTTGGTGACGACATCGATAAAGCGCTGATTGAACACCGGACGGGCGTTGTCACTGATCATAATACATTTAAGCTTCACTGACTGCATTGAGGTGGCCTCCATAGAGTTTGTCTATCTGTTCCAAGCCACCCTCGTGGCAGAGATGCGGAACATACATAATGTTGTGATTGCGCAAATCTTTGCGCAGCGGAAAGTCGTGACTAGCCATTGTTGGCTCACCCTTGCTGTACTCGAACATCTCCAGCATGGCGGTCATGATGCCAAACATCCGGTACTCGCGTTTGACATAGCCCCAGTGGGTAATAAAAAATTTTTCTGACCTTTGCGCGCAGACCCAACCGCAGATTTCATCATCTAGGTCTGGCAGGTCCACCACTGCAACGACTGTATGGGCTTCGCTCAGAAGTCTGCCCACAACCTGGCGGTGAATTTTATCCACCACCGTTTTCGGAATGTGCTTATTCTGGCCCGCGTATGACTTAAGCCAGTTCGAGTAAATCATCGGCGCATCGGACGCATCGGCCATGCGAAGCCTGATCGGTATGCGCCTTTCTTGTGCCAGCGCCATTATTTGCCCCCTTTGGTCTCCAACTGCTTGAAGGCTTCCCCAGCCAACCTTTGGAGATCTTCATCGCTCATGCTACTCAACTGATCATTCTGTCGCAAGCCCCGCTCAAGGTCTCCGAGCTGACAAAGGCTTCTTGTCACCACGCCAAGTAACTTAACTTCTTCCGCTGATAAAGTCTCGTGGTATCTTCTGGTGCTGGCATCTGCAAGCTTTCGACTCTCGCTCTCCAGCACCGCATAAATATTCTGCTGGATATCTGCCAGTCTGGGCAGGTATCGGGCTTCGACCGGGGTTGCGTTCATACGGACAGACTTGTCGGCCTCATACGCCAGGGCCTTGTCGGTATCCTCTACAAGATCTGACTTGTCCTGCTTGCTCAGTGCTCCAAACGCATT